CGAGGACCGCGGCGATGGTGCCGATTGCGGTCCACTTGCGGAAGATGGCCGGGGAGTTAAGGCTTGCGGTTCGGTCGGTGAAGCAGTCGATCCAAGACTCCAGCCGTCTTTTGCCTGCGTCGATCATCGTGTCCGCGGTATTCTCTGAGCCCGTTCGGATTTTTGTCACCATGGTATTTGCCCTTGTTCCAACCCACTTCACAATCATAAGGAATTCGAAGAACCCGGCCGTACGCCAGTGGCACGTCGACGACAAGGTCTTCCATTAGGAGGGGGATAATGCGGTCTTCGTCTTTCTCGGGATACATGAAAGTAAGGGCGTCGTGGTCGTCGGTGGCGATGATGACGTAGCCTTTGCGCCAGATGCGGAGCATGGCGGCGAAGACAATGTCGCGGAGGGAGGATTGCGGATCGTAGGCAATGGCTTCGCGTAGGGTGGCGGGATCGTTGCGGCGGCCGAAGAACCAGCGACGGCGGCCCATGAGGGAGATTAAGAATCCGCGGGAACGGAGGGTTTCTTCGACGTGGGATTGCCAGAGTTGGTGAGCAGGGAAGGTGCGGAAGAACTTACGCTGGAAGTCTTCGACGAGGTTGATGTCGATGCGGGTTTGCTCCGCGAGGGTTGCGGGTTTGCCGCCATAGGAAGAACCATGGCCGAGCTTTTTGCACATGTCCCGGCGGGAGAGATGGCGGAAGAACTTCTCATTGGCGATGGCCTTGTCGGATTTGAGGTCGCCGGTCCACGGAAGCTCGGGCCAAGTGAACCTAGCGACGGCTGTGTGGATGTCGCCAGATTCAATCGCGTCGAGGTAGCGGCCATCGTGGAAGAGGTTCCATTCCACCGCGCCTACGCAGTAGGATTCTCCGGATTTGGCGTCGCATTTCGCGAACTTAAATCCTTCGTCAGCGATGAATATACTTCGGAGAGACTCTTCAACATTTTGCAGATTTCCGCCCGTTCCGAATTCAGTTGATGAACTAGAGAGGCGACCTGTGCTGGTTCCAGCGATATTGTATGAAGTTCGTATTCTGCCATCTGGGTCAATTGCTGTTCGAAGCGCACTGATCTTTTTCCCAAGATCCGCAAGGATGTTGAGATGTGCGACAATTTGTTGTGCAACTGGATATATTGCAAGACGTTCGCGGGCAGCTCGATCTGTGGTTGGGCGTCCTTGTCGGCGAATTGGTGGGAGGGCCAGTTCGCCGTAGAAAAGTTTTTGAAGATCGGCCGAGCTGCGCCAGTTGAAGGATGGGAGACCGACCCCGTCGAGGACGATCCGAACAAGCTGCGCTTCAACGCGCTCCATAGTTTCGTAATAGGCATCAATGACCTCCGCTTTGCGGGATTGATCGATGAGGATTCCTCGGCAGCGCATTTCGAGGGTGGGGGCCTGAAGCGCGCGGGAGAGGGTGTAGGTGGCGCGGGAGATGTCGTCGAGTTGGGGGAACATGGCATCGAAGCAGTCGCGGGTGACGCAACAATCCAGTCCATTGTAGATCATCTCCTTTTCGAATCCGGTGTAGGAGGAGGGGTCAGTGAGATGGGTGTGGATGATTTTCATTCTGGCAAATCCAACCAGCCCAAAGCTTCAGGTTCATCATATCCTTCTGGAGTATCTTGAACTTCAATTTGAGTTAAGTCATCACCACATACCCAAGCATCGCCATAATATTCTTGTCCTGTCATAGGGGAATCGACCCAATAACCTTTATCAAAATGAGCCTCTATCCAACCATGAGTTTTATGTTTAAGTAAAATAGTTTTCCCGCATCTTGGCGCATCTTTCATTGGTTTCATTAGTCTCCCCTTTTGATTGTCTCGTGCTTTTTCCGCATATGCTTCCAAGCACCCTCGTCACTGTAAATCGACCCAAGATACCCTAATCCCTTGAGGCTCTCGGGCTGGAGGGCATGTGAAAGCAGCATCGTATCTTCGGAGGCACCCATTGTTCGGATGCCGTAGGCTCGCCAAAGGAAGGTAATGTCGTAGGTTCCATTCTGGAAGAGCTTTCGGATAGTTCCGTCTTCAAGAATCTGGCGCACAATATGCCAGCATTTATATTCATCCTCCCGAGTAGGCCAATAGCTTCCGCCCTTTGTGCGTGAGTCATCGAAAGGAATAACAATCGCGCGGTCTGCGGAGGGCGCGAAACCGATGCAAGTAATGCGTTGTCCGACTGTCTCAATGTCTGTAGAAAGCAGGTCGCAATTTCGGATGTAGTCATCGCGGAAGCGGGCGATATCGGCGAGGCTTGGTTCGATCCAGATTTCACGGGGAGGTCTCCGTATTTCGGGGTAGAAGGATTCGCGCTTGGCTTTCATAAGATCGGCTATGGCAGTGGGGCGATTGGACCAATCTCTTATGATAGCGCTAGGATGATAAGTCGGTAGCAGCTTAAAATCAGCAGCGGTATGGGTGCTAAGAAGAGTGGTGCCGCGGACTTTAGTGATCCCTGTGCGGCCAGCCAAAGCCCATAGAGGAGTATTGCCAAAGACAACAATAAGGTTAGGATCAATGGCCATGATTTCAGCAGAAAGTCGATCAAGTTCGGATTCAAACTCAGCGCGAATGTATCGGGATTTACCGAGAAGAGACGGATAGCCTGGGATGGCATCGGCTTTTCCTCCGCAAAAGTTGTCGAGGTCGTTTCCTGGGGGATGGAGGTTGAAGACATTGGAGCGATAGACTTCTGGGTGTAGGGACCATATGGCTTCGAGGCAGCGTGGATCGGATTCGCGGTAGAAGCGGTGGAGGTATTCGCGGTCGAAGTGAGTCAGGGAGATAATCCCTGACTCTGAAAGCATGCGGAGGAGTTCTGCACCGCCCGGCGAGACGAAGCAGGAGTTGTGCCGGGCGTCGTGTTCGGTTCGGAACTCGCCGAGTAGGAAGATGGGAGGGGTGGTCATAGAACGCCAAGCCAACGGGCGGCGATGACTGCGCCCCATACGCCAAAGAAACCACGCGCAAACATTGCTACGCAGCATCCAAGTAAAGCAGAAATCTTATCCATCATTGCACCGATACTAGTTCGGGGATAAATCCTGCGGCGAATTCTTCAGCGTCATCAGCAGAAGCAAACGCCGAGTTCACAATGGTGCGTTCAGCGGACATGAGTTTTACTTCATACTGGCCGCGAGAGTTTTTGACGATGACGATTTGAACGATGGGTTCCATGGCGGTTCTCCGTATTAAAGGTCAGGTATTTTATGTTTAGGCCACTCTCGCATTTTTTCTGCCCATTTACGAGAAGCTTCAACAACATCTGGATCGCCGCCATTTACTTCAACTAAGGTAGCATAAAAATCTACAACATCTGCTGCAAATTTATCTTGTCCTCGTAATAAAAATACTGGCTCATCTTCTGGTATAATATTAGTCGGGTCTTGAATACGATTGTAATCTTTTCTAGCGTGTTTCATGATGGTTCTCCTGTTGGTGGAAGGGGGCCGAAGCCCCCAACCAATTAATCGCGCCAAGTAGCAGCTTTGACCGCCCACATCTGGGCGCCCTGCAGTTCCGTAATTGCTACAGAGGCAAGCCGCTTAACTTCGGCAGAGTCTGTGCGGAGGCGAAGAGCATGCATTTCATCAATCGCAGTAGCAAACTGCGTTTTGATTTGATGCACAAGATTGTCGCCACTCGGGTTGAAAGAAAGGCCGACGGCCTTTTCACCGAAAGTCATTTCACGTTCGTCCATAATATGCTCCTATTATTCCGCCGGAAGGCTGCGGTTGAACCGGGCAAAAATCCGCGTGCCGTCCTTGGAAGGTTCGTGCTTCACAAAGCCGCGGACCTGTGCGTTGACGATTGCGTCATTGCGGTGGCGCCGGGACTGGCCGTCGTCTAGGTCAATGCCGCAGTGCGAATGGAACTCATCGAGGCGGTAGATGGCATCCTCGGTGAGGTAGTAAGTGGCGCGGAGGTTCTTGCCTTCGAGCCCGCCGACGGCTTCCAGTTCATCCGGATCGACGTCTTCCTCAGCAGCGATCGGGCGAAGGGTGAACTCGACGAAATCGGTCTGCTTCTGCGAGGACTTGCCGTAGGTCGGGGTGCCTTGGACGATGAAGAGGTAAACGCCCTGTGGCAGCGGGAGCGGGGCATTGACTTCGGTCGGCGAGTCGTCGAGGATCGAGGCGAAATTCG